GTTAAGCAGGGTGCGCTAAGATTAGACAAGATATTGGAAAGCGTGCGATGAATGAGCAACATCTATGGCAAGGGGGCAAAGGGCAAGGCGACCAAACTGCACGCCCTGATTGTCAGATCCCGTGGAAGATGTGAGAAGTGTGGATCTGGGCATGTTCTACAGTGCGCCCATATCATCTCTAGAAAATACTCATGGACCCGAACGGACTTGGATAATGCGTTCTGTTTGTGCGCCTCATGTCATCGGTTCTTCACCGACAATCCCGTGGAGTTCGGGATCTTCACGATCGACAAGATCGGTGACGACATGTTTGACGAACTTATTCTCAAGCGGAACTCAATAGACAAGTTTGATTGGGAAGAAGAAGCAAAACGCTTGAACGCCATAGCGAAAGAAGAAGGACTCCTGTGAGATCCGCTCCGATCAATCCAATTGAAATAGACGACAACATTATTCGTCTGGTTGAAGAACTTGAAGAACACACCGAAGCGTTTGAAGTCTTAGCAGTGGATCAAGCAAAAAAAGAAGCCCGATACAAGTCGGCATGGGCTCACGAATATCTTTCCGCCAACGGCTCTATCAAAGAACGAGAATCGTGGGCTGACTACAAGCAGAGCGACGGGCATTACGAGGTCAAGATCGCTGACGCTCTGCTCAAGGCCAAGAAGGAAAAACTAAACTCCATCAGGACGGCGCTAGATTCCCTGCGCACGCTTGCCGCCAACGTTAGGGCACAGGTATGAAGCATCAGGTGAGCAAGGATTTGGAACATCTCCTCGTTCCGATAGAGCAACTAGAAACCCTTCCGGGCAATCCCCGCAAAGGTAATACCGCTGCTATTGCCGCCTCGTATAAAGAATTCGGACAGGTCAAGCCACTCGTTGCTGTGAACAACGAAGACGGTACGGGAACTGTTATCGCAGGAAACCATCAACTGGCCGCTGCCAAACAATTGGGTTGGACTCATGTCGCCGTGTTGCATGTTCCGTTTGACCACGACAAGGCCATCGCCTTTGCTTTAGCCGACAACAGAACATCAGACTTAGGAGAGGATGATCAAACGCTGCTCCACGAAATGCTTATGTCGGTAGTCGATGAAATGCCAGAATTTTTCGAAGGTCTTGGATGGGATGATTTTGAAATCGCATCAATTGAGACCCCTTCTGATGGAGCGAATTCTGCCGTGATTGCCAACGACGGATGGACTGCACCGATCATGGTTGAGCCGGACGGCACGATAGCGCCGGAAACGACACAATCTTTGGTTACGCAGGGGGCGACAGCAACACGTTCCGCCGGGGCTAAAACAAACATTCAGTACACGCTGGTGTTCAACGATGCAGAACAACAGGCAGCGTGGTATTCGTTCTTACGATATCTGAAAGCGCACCCAGACTTTTCGACACTGCCCACCACTTCCGCTCAGGTGGTGGCCTTTCTGGGAAAGCATGTCAGTCAAACGGATTGATTAACTCCACGGTACAATTGAAAAGCGTACTCTTGCCGTTGGACTTGGTTTCCTGAATCTTCAGGTCCGTCGCTTCCAACAAGATGTCCACCATTTCGGTGAAATCCTCTCGCACATCTTCTGGATCTTCGTCCTCGGTGGAAACAAGGTCCATGCAAACGCCGATCATATGATCTCGGATCAAGAGGATAGAGTCGTCCATCGCGATATGATACACTCTGCTCCACGAGCAAACAACCCAACGAGTAGCAGGAGATAACGATGGCTCGATCAGAATCACAAATGACCCTTCGGGGAAACAACGTCATTGACGTTGAGATGAAGTACACCCAGACCGGAACAGCGATGCTGCGACTGCGGCTGGCTGTAGATAAGTGGAAGAAGTCTGGTGAGGCTTGGGAAAAAACCAACACCTCATTTTTCAACGTCCAACTTTGGGGCGACCTTGCCGAACACACCGCTGGCATCGTGGAGAAGGGCATGCGGATTGAGGTCAAGGGCCAGATGGAAGAGCGCAGTTGGGAAACCGACGCTGGCGAGAAGCGATACGCCTATCAAATAAATGCCCGCGAGGTTTTGATCCCGATTGAGGACATTGAAAGTCTTGTCCGAGTAAAGCGTGAAAAGCGTGATGGCGATCGTCCTAACGTTCAGGCGAAACAGGCGGCTTCAACCTCAGGGTCTTCTAGTCCCTTTGATGAGGAATTGGACTTCTAAATACGAGTGTTGATGTAAACTGTTTCCTATGCTTGAAATAGTTAATCAAACATCTGGTGATTACCGAACAGGAACATTGCTTCCTTCGTTCGCGCCCAAACTCGTCCTAGAAGCAACTGACACGCAATCGGCAGAATCCGCCTTGAAAATGTACGGAATGGATTCGAACGCCCACCGGCCCCACTATGTGGTGGATCCGGAACAGTATGTCATTTACAAAACGGCAAATACTGAATATTCGGTAGTTGGGGATTTTCACCCAACCGCCCCACACCGCAGTTCTAGGTGCATTTTCGTCGGTATCGTCAAATCTACGACGATTTCCCTAAGCGACGAAACCACCGTAAAACTTGGACGCCTATTACGGGTGTTGTGTGATGTAGAGGCGGTGCCTGCTATCACCAATCTTTGCATAATGGGTGAAAAGTTGGGTCACGAGACCCTTCGGAATATGGAAGGCATTGTTTGCTGGCATTCTTTCCCCGGCGTAGACCACATGACTACACCGGGATATATTGATTGGGTCAAACTCGAAGAAGGTTTACAAAATTACGATACGCCCGAACAGGTTGGTACGGTCAATGCAGGTGAGGTTCTACTTTTCGAAGATGAACCAGAGGCAGCAGAAGAAACAGCAACAGAAGACTTGAATTCTTTGAAGGTTGCGGAACTTAAAGAAATCGCCTCTGAACTGGGTCTCTCTTATTCTGGCCTCAAAAAGTCAGAGTTGATAACAGCCATTACTGAAGCCCGTTCTTAATAGTAGTTCCTTTCAGTAAAAACTGTCATGTAGTCTTATCTGGCCTGCCGGGGTACAAGTTGGCGTGGCGGGGGGTCGGTTCGGGCGTTTTCCTCCTTCGACCTCTCGACCCCACCCCCCGCTCCGCTTTTTCCTGTAAACTCACGGCATGCCGAGGCGACGATTATTTCTAGATGTCGATGTTGTAGAAGCGGCGCGCAAACGCCTGCGACATGTTTACGACATCTTTGACACGGTCTGCGTTCAGTTCAGCGGTGGAAAGGATTCTTCTGCCGTCCTCCTGCTTGCTAAAGAACTTCACGAAGAGCGCGGCCTCGGCCCCGTCAAAGTTATTTTTCGAGACGAAGAGATGGTTTCTCCTGCCGTCATTCGTTACTTGGAATGGGTTAAAGATTTGGACTGGGTGGACATGGAGTGGTACTGCCTGCCCTACGGACAAGAGGTCTGGGTTTTAGGACGCCGAGAATACTGTTTGCTGTGGTCAAAGACCCGCCAAGAAGAGGGTCGCCTTGTCAGGGACATTCCACCGTGGGCCATCACCGCTCAACACTTTGAACGTGACAACAGCAAAGTCATGCCTCAGCCGGTCGATTATTACACCATGCAAGGTAAAGAGGGGCGAGTTGCATTCCTGACTGGGGTCAGGGCTAATGAGTCCATGATCCGGTATCGCTCGGTGGTCCAGAAACTCCACGAAAACTACATCAACCGACCATACCGTTTGAGTAAAGCAATTCCGTTAAGACTGGCTAAACCTATCTACGACTGGGTAACTGATGACGTTTTGAAATATGTCGCAGTGGATAATAACTTTCCCTATTGCGAATACTACGATTACGCCGCCATGTCGGGAGCCAATACCAGAGTAGGCATTCCCCTACATTCGGTGGCTGCACGCCGACTTAACGATGTCGTGATAACCGAGCCAGAATTCTATGACGATCTTTACCGAGCATTTCCTCACATTGACTCCCAAAGACGGTTGTGGAAAGATTTCGACGTTGAAAGTCTGATCAAGTCTTACTCTCAAGATCGCTGGGATGGGGTTCGGCGCTGCATCAACGACAACATGCTTTCTCCGGGTAAACACAAGGATGCCATGAAGTTTGCCGCCGAGTTCAGACGGAAAAGAAACAACGACCCATACGGGTATCCTTTAGATCACCTGATTCGAACTTTGTTATTAAATGAGTTCCGCCATACGGCACCATCTCCCGTTGGTCCGAAAACAAAAGCACATCGAATGCGAATGGCTGCCATAGCAGACGCCGACGACTTGGACAAGATAGATGACCTCTTATGAGTGAAACCTTTAAGCCGCAAAATCTCAAGACGCCGGATTGGCGAACGACCTATATTCTGAAGCCCGACTATTTAGGGCTCATCCAATCCATCAAGGGGTTTGGAATCCTCCAGCCAATTGTCACCATGGAAGATGGAACCATTATCGACGGGTATGCCCGTTGGCTGGTAGCCCACGAGTTGGAACTCCAAGAGGTGTCGGTCGAAAGACTCCAGTGCAGCCAAGCAGAAGCAATCTTGTTGCATCTGCAAATGAATCGTTGCCGTGGATCAATCGTTCCCCATCGCATGAGTCAAGCCATTAGAACCTTGCTCAAAGTCATGGGTGACCGAGAAATTATGGACGCTCTCAATATGTCAGAAGACGAGTTTGACATCTTCGAAGACGGCTCATTGATCAAGAAGAGAAAAGTCAAACAACACGATTACAACCAAGCGTGGATTCCCATCGAGTCGTCCGCTACTGAGGATTTCCGCATCGAACGCCCACCGACACCGGATAAATAACGTTGTACCAAATCATTTACGCCGACCCCCCATGGGATTACCGGGGACAACTGCAACATGGCGGTCGGGGGGCAGATACAACAGGTGGAGCAGTAGCGCACTACTCCACGATGAGTGCAGTTGAACTGGCGGCAATGGACATCCCGTCAATATCTGACCCCGATCAATCGTTGTTGTTTATGTGGACAAGCAATCCACACTTGCCGGAAGCCTTGGACCTTATGAAAGCGTGGGATTTTAAATGGGCCACGGTGGCATTCGTTTGGGATAAGCAGAAGGTTAACCCCGGCTACTACACAATGAGTCAGATAGAACTTTGTCTAGTTGGAAAGCGTGGTCGAATCCCGAAACCAAGGGGTGCCCGCAATGTTCGACAGTTCTTGAGTAGTCCTCGTGGTATGCACAGCGCAAAACCGGCAGAGGTGCGTTCGAGAATCGAACAAATGTTCCCCACACAAAAAAAGATCGAACTATTTGCCCGAGAAAAGGTTTTGGGTTGGGATCATTGGGGTAATGGTGTCAACAAGGTAGACCCTTTAACAGGGTAAGGGGCGGGCCAGCGTGACCCGCCCCTTACGGTGTAGCGGATCACCTCCTTGCTGCCGGGGTTCCCTGCCGAGGAAACCTTGGATATGATCACCTCATATTACTAGTCAGCAATCAATCCGGTAGAAAGTTTTTCATAAGACTTGCCGCATTTACCTTTTCCTCATCAGCGATAGTGCCTTCAGTAGCGGCATTCACTACGGAACGTTTAGAATTAATTAGAGCATAGACCTGTTCGTCAATAGTTCCAGCAGCCAAAGCATGTGTGATCTGTACTGCTCCCGTAGTTCCTATACGGTGTACTCGCGCAGAGACTTGGTCAACATCTGCGGGGGTCCAAGGATGTTCCACAAAAAGCATGTCCTGTGCGATAGTCAAAGTGTGCCCGGTTTTGGCGGCTTGAATGGATAGAACGATTACGGGGGCGTCTTCAACCGTTTCCTCCATGAACCGTTTTTTAGCCGATTCAACTTCAACCACAGACATCCCACCTTGGATTTTTAATCCGCCATACTGATCAGCCAGCGAACTTACAATTTCTCGATGATGGGCAACCAAGACGACTTTGCGACCTTCGTTCAACCGATTCTGAACCCATTCATCGACGGCCTTCATTTTCATCTTGGCAGCGATTCGTTTCAATACCGACAATTTAATAAGGTACTCGTGAGCCTCTGCCGCCAATCTCGCTCGCACGGCGGCACCGCGTGGGTCTTCCCCTAATTCCTCTGCCAACTCTGCCGCCCTGTCGGCAACAAATTGAGCGATATTGTTTTCCGCAGCCTCATAATCCTTTTTATATTTAGGATCTGGGTCGATCATCCACTCTGAATGACGGATAGGTGGAAGGTCTTTTAAAACTTGAGGCTTGGTTCGTCGGATGTAGCATGACGCTCGTAGACGATCGTTTAGTTCATCTAGGTTCGTGGCTCCGTCGATATGCCATTGCTTGAATCGGTCTTGGAAGGCTCCGCAGTATCTTTTGTAGAATCCCCAGAGGCCGCCGAACTCTTTGAGTCGTCCGATGAGTTCCAGTTGGGGTCCGTACTCCGCTGGACGATTGGTAATAGGCGTTCCAGTAAGACATAAAACCATTCCGCTACTTGGTACCGTTTTCGCAAGTTTTTGAGCACGCTTGGTCCTTTTCGCTTTAGGATTTTTAAGATAGTGACTTTCATCGAATATGTAAGATTTATAATTCTTGAGTGCTTCTGGGTGATAGTCAATATTGGAATAACCGATAATGGTGTAGTCGGCATCCTCTTCAGGAAACTCAGATCGATTGAGAACACGCCGCCATGTTCTAGTCGGTAAAAACTTCTCTATCTCTGAGGCCCACGCCAACGCCAAGTTGGGAGGACAGACCACCAGACATGGGTAGGCGTTTTCGAATTGGACAGAGGCCAATGCTTCTAGCGTTTTCCCTAAGCCCATTTCATCAGCGCAGAAGACTTTCTTGTTCTTGACCATGTACTCAACGCCAGCCGCCTGATAAGGAAGCAACTCTCCCCTGAGGTCAGGAATTTCAATGTCCGATACCACGGACCTAGACGCTGCAATACCAGCCGCCTGACGCTCTTGAATCTCAGATTGCATCTCCTTCAATTCTTCGGGGACATCCAGTTTGAAATCTTTTGCGAACTTAATGGCTTCGGGTAAGGCTGACACGGGAGCACACCACACTGTTTTTTTCGTATCCCAACGAGCGCCGGGCACCAGCCTTATGGCAGCAACCTTTACAGAGTCGTAGGAAAATCTGATAATCAGATCGTCTTCAGACAGTTCTAGTCCCTGTCGTTCGAAGGGGTGATCGGGGAGGTCTAATACTCTGAGATCGGGGTCCAACCAGTAGTCGAACGAAACGGCATACGTTTTGACTTGTT